CCATCTATCTACTAAAACTGTTCTCAAGTTATTAGTAATGTGATTTAATATATTCAATGTTACTCCTTTTAAATGATTGAATTCTATACATATTTAGTGACCTCAACTGCCAGCCAAAAAAAAAGCAGACCGAAGTCTGCTTTTTAATTCTTTAACTAAAAACTTAGTCAGAGTTGAATGTTACACCAGTTTTAGATGTAGTAACTGCGTACCCTAGAGCCGCTGTAAGTGCTACGTCTAAATCACCTGCGTTTGTAAAGTCCCAAGCCATTGTAGGATACAATGCTAGATTCAATACGTTTGAGTTGGATCCGCCTGAAGTGTTAATCTCATAAATCGCAATTGTTGATTTAGTTTGGATTGTTTGAATTGCTTTAAGCAAGTCTGCTCCAGGTAAAGTTGCTGAACCTTCTCCTGTGAAAGTTACGATACCAAACTGAAGTTTAGGTCCTTGTACATTAACTGCTTTAGCAGATGTGTATGCGTTTAAACCACCGTTTGTGTAAGATGCCGCGTCTTGGTGAAAGACTGGTTGAAAGTCACCATTTGCTTTTGTAAATTGTGCCATTTTTCTATTCCTTTTATTTGTTTTAGAAGTACAAGTTCCATGCACTTCATCTATTAATTTGAATCTCAACCATTGAGATTCATACTAATATTTAGTCCTTTTTGAGAAAAACGCGGTTATATGTTACTTTGCGGCGAGATTTTGAGCAGAAAAGCCCATTCGATTGACAAACTTAAGACCATTAGCAACGAAACCTTCATGTGTTTCACTACCATCGTCTAAATATCCTTTTACAGGACTAGACTCTGCGGCTTTATCTAATTGATCTACAATGTTTTGTTTTAGATTGTATAATGCTATCCAAATCTTAAAAGCACCTATGACGCCCTCTTTATGTGAGTTAAAATGATCAGTAATCTTTTGTCTCATTGAGTCAGTCATTGATCGTTGCTCTACAAATTGTATAAAATCATTATACAAGTTTGATAAGTCTTTTGAAACAATTTTCTTATTAATGAATACAGTAAACAAAGAGTTAAATGCATTACGTGCCTGTGGTGCTGAGTTCATTAGTATGCGAACATCATCTCCATGTCTTGCAATCTCTGCTTCTGCTTGTGATTTTAATTTGTTAGGCATTTTTATTTTTGGGGTAATCGGCATTTTGCTAGGAACAATTGCTACATCACTATTGTTATGTAAGTTACCAATAGTACCATCAAGTGAAGTAGACTCGTCTGTAGTTTCTGCATTAGCCGGTATAAATGTATGCACCCCTATACCCGCAGTTTTACCTTTAAGCATGTGACCGACTTCGCTATCTGCTTTAACTTTGTATGCAATACCATTTGGATTCATTTTAAATGAATAGTATCCTTCTTGGTCTTGTAAAGGTTTAGCAAACAATAAATCTCCCCAATAGTAGCCTAATGTTCCTCTATCTGATTTGTCTAATCCTTCCCAAATACTATCAATGATGTTATACAAGTCTCCTCGATCAACACCTCTGTTCTTATCATACTGTCTAAATTCTTGTGGGGAAAAGACTTGTCTTCCTGTACCATCTTTCTTATTGAACATATGTTTATCCATGATAGAAAATCTACCATCTTTATTACGTCCAAAGATTAATGCAGGATAACCGTCCCACTTGATTGTAATTGTGCCTGGTTGAGCAATAGTTTGCTCCATTGATTTGATTGCTTGTTTAGCACCTTCAATATCACCTAAGAACACAAGGTCTTCTGGATGATCTAAATGTCCTTTGGCTTCGACTAGATTAATTTTTTCTAATGTACGTAGTGTATTAGATAATGATTCTGTGAGATTCATTATTACCTCGACTGTAATAATGCTATTTTTTCTGCTCTAATTGCTGAATAACTTAACGACTCTGCTACTGATTGTTTTTCTGGTTCTACTGTTCCGTCTCTTAATTGACTTATTGCATAATCATTAAGTCTTTTTGCCGCATCTCTAGTGGCGATACGACCTGTTTGTTGACTTGTCCATCTAGCACCGTGCCATGTATATGTCGTTCCATCTTGTTTGAGTTGGGCACCCCTTGGATAATTAGTCATGTCGGGTGTAAAGTTTGCTGTGTCAAAGCCCGGGCCGGTTCCTGAATAGTTGCCTGTTGCATCAGTGCTAGGTCTGTTAAGTTCTGCGCCTTGAGCATCTTTATCTAATTCTTTATTAAATTCTTTTTCAGGATTATATTTTTCTTTCTCCAAGTAGCCATACTTCTTACCCTTTTCTGAGCCTACATATGCATTTAATCTCTTAATCTGCTGAACAGTTGCTGGTTCTTCATTAGCCTTTTTGATCCATCTTTTCTTACCAGTTTCTGGATCTACTTCAATTATATAAGACTCGTCATTAAATACTAGAGGAGCCCTTTTAGTAGCCTCTGTGTTGATTTGCTGTACAAACTTTTCTATATTTGTTTCTATTCCATCAGATGAAACATCTTGGGCGATTGTTCCTTGTGGCGCACCTACAGGTTTAATACCTACACTTTTTGATGCTCCGTATGCTGTTCTTCCTAGTTTTCCAACTAGATTCCAATCAATGTCTGGCTTATTAGGATTCTTTGATAAGTTATACTTTTCATATATTTGAGCAATAATAGCATCTGATGATGCTTTAGATTTACTAAGAGATACACCTTTCATCCATTGCCCATACCAATCTCTTAAGAATTCATCTAAAGTTCTACCAGACTCTTCAGGAGCCTCATCAATAATAGATTCTAATATATTATTCATCATCGCATGGTCATAATCCATGCTCTCCATTATTCTTTCATCTAGTTGTCCATTCCAGCCTGGATATGCTCGTTTAATTTCTTGTGTTGACATACCATTAGGGTTGCCAGGATATCCACCTTTTCGTAATTGTGCAATAGTATATTGTTGCCAAATTTTATTTTGCTTTAAAGGTTTTTTCTTATTGCCCCATGTATCTCTTTCTGTGCTATGATCTCCTTCCCCTTGTTCCCAATAACCATATGCATTTTTATCGACCATTCTAGGATTGAACATTCTTCTGAATTTTTCTTGGAAGCCAGGAATCAATCCACCCTTTTCGTCTTTGCCGTCAACGTCTATATTTGACTCTGGTCCAGGTGGTTTATTTCTGCCTTTGGGTGCTTCAGGAGGACGTACAAGTCCACCTTCAAGTCCTGCTGATATAGTGGCTGAAGCATCACTCATAAAATTGTCTAAAAAGATTTTTTGTGCTAGTTGATCTCTATAAGTCATTTTTGCCCCTCGAGGCAAAGACATGCTCATATCTTTTTGTTCAGGAGGATTACCACCAGATTGTCCTTTACCTTGAGTGCTTAAAATCTTATCTTTTAAATCACCTGCAAACCCTTCTTTTACTATTACGTCATTAAATTTCATGTGAATGCTTATCCATTAAACTTTTTTATTGTTTTTGAGAAACGACTCTTGTCTCTTCCTCGGATAGCACTTAGCAATTTCTTCTCTAGTTGTTCAGCCTGAACGTCATCATAATTTCGTTGAATAAACTCAATTAAGTTTACGGCACTGGTAATAATATTATTGCCACGTGACTCGACAATATGCGGAATGTCTCGGTTGGTGCCGAAATTTTCTAATTCTTCTAAGAGGCTTTTAGTTTTCTTTTGCATAAGTGTAATTCCTTACTACTATTTAGTCTACCATGACCGTTTTACTTATTATTTGTCTTTGAGAGTATTGAGTAAAGACTTGAGTTTTGTACTTTGAACATCACCATTTACTTTCTTTTGCTCTGTATCGACTTGTTCGTCTACTATTTGATCAGTTACCCCTACTTGTGATGTTGTTTTAAACTTATCCATGATAGATTGTGCAGATGGTTGTGATGTATTATGAGTTGGAGCATTAGTACCTGGGTCTGTAATACGTAATGTCTCAATATCAAATGCTAATTCGACTTTTTGTCCTACACCTGAACTTGATCTTGTCTTCATCAACTGAATCTGATACTGCCCACGTTCTCTCATGCTACGTGATGTAAAGATACCGAACACATTGTCTGCTGTATTAATCTTACTGATACCACCTGAGATATGACTGTGATCAAATTCGATTTCATCAACTGAACTTCTGTTTAACTGTGATGCAGTTACAAAAACTATGTCTAATTCTTTTGCCAAGTTACGTAATTCTTCTGAAACATACTTGTCTTTAACAAACAAGTCACTAGGACTTACTTTAGCACTTACTGGCATTAACAAATCCAAATAGTCAACACACATAAAGTCTAATTTCTTGCCTGTTTGTATTTGTAGTTCTCTTGTATATGCTCTAAGATCATTAACTGTAGACTGCGCCGGCATATATTTAATTTGAAAATTACCAGATGCTTTTTGTTTCATCTTTACTTTCATCTCAACATTATCTAAGTCTCTAAACACTTCTTTAGCCTTAGTATCAGTCAACATAGAATCAATACGCATTGCTGATAGTTCTTCACTTAATTCTAATGTAATATATACACCTGATAATCCTTGTTCTACCCAATTGACTGATAGATTTTGCATAAACAATGACTTACCTGAGCCCGAACCCCCGGCAAAGATTTGCAGTTCGCCTTTGTTGAAACCACCATAGAGTTTTTGATCTAAAGAAGACCAGCCTGTAGATGCTTGACCATTACTTGATTTAAGATGCATAAGACGGGCCCTAGGATCATCAAAGTAATCGATACCTAAGTCTCTTTGTAATGATATTTGTACAGCATCTTTAATTAACTTTTCTACAGGATCATAATCACCTTTCTCTAGCAAGTCTGCCGATGACATGATTGCTCTTTCTAGTTCTTGCCTGCGAGTGAACGATTCAAACTCATTCATAAACCATTCATAATGACCATCATCTAAATCAGCAACCGGATCGATTGTTTCTCCTGTTGTTGCTTTGATTTGTGTAGAGTCAGGCAATATTTTATATTGATCTGAATGTTCTCTCATAAACTCTGCAACAGGTCTTAATCTTCTATCAAAGTTTTCTGCATTAAAGATATTATTGACCCTAACAAACAACTCTGCGTTTGTTATCATCATTCGCAAGAATAATTCTTGTACTTCTATGTTAAATTCTTTTAGCAATTTTATTCCTCATAACTTCTACTTTAATTTTGCTGTTAGTAGCGGAGTCTATTATACTTAGTAATGTATTCAGACGTCCATATTTAATTACTGCATCATTTGCATCTTTAATGTCTTCTGACCAGTTGGGCAAAGACACATCATAACCTAGTTCTAATGCTCTTTCACAGATACCTAATCCTGTTTGATCCTGATCAGGAACAACAATTACACGTTTACCCAATTTGTTAATTACAGCAACTTGATTGTCATTAATCGTATCATGTGTTAGTGCTAGTCCATTCATTGAGATTGCATCAAAGATGCCTTCAAACACTAAGACAACTTCCCAATCATCTTTTTGTAAGTCTGTACCAAATACATACCCTTGTTGTTGATCATTAATAAACTTAGGATTTCTATCATCCATAAATCTAATTGTACTACCAACGACTTTGTTTTCATATGTATAAGGGATAATAATACCTAGTGATTGTCTGCCCTCTGCTTTAGGATTGACCATAAAAGGATAATCATTGTGTGCTAATCCTCTTCTATTTAAGTAATCGATATACACTTGATGTTCTTTGTTTGCTGTGTAAATCAATTCTCCCTCTGGCATTGCTTGTTCTTTAAATTTAGGCAACTTAATTTGTTTCTTCTTTGTTAAGATTGAGTCTAGTAAATCTTTATGCTGAATAGAATGCAAAGACCACTTGTTAATATCTGTATCTGGCATGTTGCACCATGTTAAGAATGAACGAGTCTTTCTACTGATTGCTCTGCCTAGTTTAAAGCCACATTTGAAGTTGCAATTAAAACAATGAAACTGCCAATCATCTCCGTCTGCTTTGATTCCACCACGCATACGTTTATCAGGGTTATGTCCATTGTGATGACAACAAGGAGCATTGAATGACGTCCAGCCACTTTGCGTCTGCTTCTTTTTGCCAGGGATAACCGTAAGTATATCAAACATATCTGATATTATATACGAAAAAGAGTGTTAAAACAAGTAAACAGGGTAACTTATCTAGCCAAAACAGTAACTATGTTACCCACATTTGATTCAAATTTGATTTTAATAAAAGGATGATAACCTTTAATAGTATAACCTATAGTTCCTGATTGTACAGCACCATTTGCGGCATTGCCATAACGATATGAATTGATATCATAAAAACCGTCATCAACAAGAGTAGATCCTTGTAGAGTTACATTGCCAACATAGTTTGCATAGTCTATTGATGTAGTTAACACTGGAGTATCTTGTGTATTAATAATACTTGAAAAGTATGTAACTGCATCTGAATTTGCATTGGCAGTATTTGAAGGGAATGTTTGATCACTAGGTATTGTAACTGTTTGAGAAGGTACAAAAGAAGGTAGAACTGAATCTACAACATTTAAGTCACCTCTTGCTCCTGCTTGAGAATCTACAAAGACTGGCAAATTAAGATTTCCACTTGGCCATTCTAATGAGTAATAACATTTTTGTGCATTAATGTTTTCTATTTCAGCGGCTGTTGTGTTAAGAACAAAGATACCATTGACATCAAGTACTGGAGTCAGTGCCTTTTTCAAAAGGATTCCGGTACCATCTGAATCAATGGCTCTAAAGGATATGGATTGATTAGCAGTAGCAATAGCCGATAGATCGACTGGCTTCTGTTCTTGGTTCAGAAACTGAAACTGTAATTGATTGTCAACGCCTTTATTTAACGTTAATGGTTTTGCATAGACTGGCATATATTTCCTCGGGCTTGTGCCTGATAAAACCACAACGACTTGTCTGACTGTATATGTATATACTGATGTAGTGTACGACACAAATTTTAATCTCCTATAGAATATATTTATCTTTGACAGTTACAACCAAGAAATATAACCATTTTTGTGAGGATACTAAATACTTTACATATATGACAGATTCAAAGAAACCAATAGACTTTTTTGTAAAATTGACAGAAACTCACCCTTTTATTTCAGTGTTACAATATGCAGGTCAAGACTTCGTGGGCATTGTTCAAAACCGTGACGATCTCGTTACTACTATCTATGATTATGGTGCTATAGTCGATGCAGAAAAACGTATGAAGTTTTTAGAGTTAGGAGATGTTTGGTGGTGGGAATCGAATCGTCAAATACCTATTCATTTGTTTTTAAAAACAGAGTGGGCATTGTTTAAACCCTTCTTAAGAACGTTCAACAACAAGTCACTTACTTTATTACACGGACCTATTGTCAGTATGACTGACTTTCAAAAGAAAAGAGTTAAAAGAAAATCTATTACTTTAGTGAAACGGACTTACTAAGTCTTTTAACCATCTTAGCCTTTTGACGTTTCTTCTTTGCTCTACGTTTCTTAGCCAATTCTAAACTCATCTTACTTTGAACACGTTCATCAAACGTGACACCTAATAAATGATCATACTCATGTAAGAATACACGTGCTTGTATGCCATCCATATGTTTTTCTTTGACAATTTCCCCGTCGATTTGCTGATATGATACTACGCATTCAGAATGTCTTCGTACATGCAACCAAAGATCAGGATAACTAAGACAGCCTTCTAAAAATAACTCTTGCTCTCCTTTAAGTTCATCGACTTGTGGATTAATAAAAGCCATTAGTTTTTCATCAGTACCCATGATGAATATATTTTTCATCACTCCCAACTGCGGAGCCGCTAAACCGATGCCTGGATGATTAGGATTGAACATAACTTTAGTCATTGCTTTAATTAGTTCAGTTGGATCGCCATCAAGTTTAAAGTCCCATGGTTCACAAGGTTCCTTAAGTTTAGGATCGTTTTCTGGAATTAGTTGTAGTGTAAGTTCTTCCATTATTTGTTGTGCCTTCCAAATTCATCAAGTAAATCTTGACCAGTCAATCTAGTTCCAATTATTTCTTTGCGTCCTGACACAATGTACTCTCTTTCGATACTACCGTCATTATATTCTACATCTAAAACACGTAAATCATCACCTGTTCTGTCTGGGTTAGTTTCATACCACATTGAAGTAAAGGAATGTGCATGTACTGCTTTAACTCCCTTTGACCACTTTTCGGCTTCTATCATTTGTCTTTGTCTCTCAACGACTTCATTATATTGACTCATCCTGCTCCTCTAATAAATTCATATGCACTACAACTAACTGTGCATATGCCACAGCATGTGATTTCTTAAATGTGTATCCTGTATTGTTATCGATCCACACAGTTTTACTTATCTCTTTCCATGTCTGCCCAATAAGATTTCTCTTTGCTGGACGAATAACAGCCAAGAACATTGCTAGTCTTGGAATGCTATCAATCGGCTCTGGCATCTTTTGCATGATATCAAACTGTTTGTTTAAATGCAACAACACAGATACAAAATTTCTTTCTTTTAATCTTTCCCAATTGGGTTCAGCCATTAGACTTATCAAATGCATTTCATCTTGTACTGCTTTATAGATGTTTACGTTTAATAAATCTAGTTTAAAGAATCCTCTTTCATCTGCTTCTTTGTAATTTAAATTACACATATCATTGACAGGATCATATGGGACATCTGTTATGTAAACACCAGTAGGATGTTTCTTTATTGGCTCTTGTTCACGCATAGCGGCAGGAATATGTTTGATTAACTTTAGTAATTTAGTTCTATCACCAAAGTCTATGTCAATATCTGACTGTATACTCATTTAAGTCCTGCTTGTTTAAGTTTTTGATATGCACGTTGTACAACTACTGCTTGATGCTCTGCATCTTCTACTGCTTTGTGAGACGTTATTGCTTTGCCATCTTTAAGAGAGACATTACAAAGATCATAGATTGTTCTTGTATCTCTAATAGTATAGAAGGGCCAAGGTATCGGGCTTTCTAGTTGCCTAAAAGCATTTTCTGCAACAACAATATCAAAACCAGCACCATTACTCCAGACTGCTCTGCGATTCCAGCAGAACTTGTATAACCTATCCATTGCATCTTTAAACGGAATCCTATCTCTGTCGCCCATTGCTTCATCTATTGCATCCTCACTTTGTTCTCCCCACCACCTTAGTGTATCAGGGTTTATATGTCTATTTAATTCTTCTGTTTGCGAATCTATCTCAGGACGTAGTTCTAGTTTTTCTACGACTCCAGTACCCATAGGGTCAAAACGAACAGCACCAATTGTTAATATAACACAATCTGGATCTGTACTCAGAGTCTCCATATCTATCATTACATCATTTGCCATTACTGCTCCACACGTTATCTTCGTCTTTAATATCTTTTATTATATCATTTTTGAGGTAATTAATCAATAGAATGGAACGTTTTTTGGGTAAATGCAATGGCATAGTAGAATGCATCAAACGAGTATTATAAAACAAGATACTACCTTTTGGCATATCATACTGTTCTGCGTTTTCTAAGAAGTATTCATCATGTACTCCTTCATAACAATCTTGTATATCCCAATCTTGTTGATGACTAAAAGGTATAACTCCAGTTGCTCCTGTGTCTTTGTCTAAGTCATCAAGTGGAATGATAACTTGTATGCCACAGACATCGTTGTTTTCTCTTTTATTATATTTTTTAAATCGATGGGGTGTATCAATGTGAGGTCCTACCCATCTGCTTGGACCATTGATTGTTACGATATCACTTGCATAAAAGGTTGCATCAGTTAAATGCTTTTTGATTTCAGGATAGATTAGTTCATGTATCTCTTGTACTTCGTCCCAATCATCCGTGAGTTGACTCCACCATACAGCAATGCCAAATAGTTTCTTACATGCCTCTGCTTCTGCATACTGCTTCTTATGTGTGGATGCACGTACAGGGTAGAGTTCGTCCTTTCTGTCGTTTATACGTTGAATAAGGTCGTCTGATACGATATCATTTATGATATCAAAACCCCTGCCTTCATGTGATAATTGATCATTAATGATATCTTTTTTACCGAAGATACGATCATAGTTAGCGGCATAGGCTTTTTGATTTTCGGTCTTTCTAGGTGCGGATCCTTTTCCGCCGTGCCACTGACTCATCGCCACCTCGTTTCTAACCATGTGCGTTCTTCATTGCCGGCTAGATAAATTCTTTTTTGTTTATGATCTTCTTCATTAGACCAACACCAATGTTCGTTTAGTGTATCATGTGTATTGTCATTGTATTGTGCTAGGCTGATGTAGTTAGACAGTTCATGTACTCTGTCATAGTCTTTTAAATCACAACTAGGTCCCCATGTATCCCAGCACCAGTCACGTAATTGATTAAACTTAATAATTTTTGCTAAGTCTGATTGTGCTAAGGGTCTAGGACTAAAACGTTCATATTGAGGCTTAACGATAGTAGTACACATCCATGTGAAGATATCATTCCCCTTCCATCTACCGTCTAACCTGTAGAATGTTATATCTAATCCTTCAATCATTAATACCCTGCTTGTTTGAGTAATTCTTTTACTTCAGTAACAACCTCTACATCACGGTTAAATTTGATTGCCCACTTCTCAGGGTCGATATATTCTAAGACCATTTGCTGTTGTATTGAATCCAACTTACTTAAAAACTCTGCACCAGAATCACTCTGATAAACAGACCAAGGAGATACTCTTCCTGTTGTTACTTCATAACATAATCTGTTTGGAGCACCATATCTAAATGCATCTTTGCTTTCAATTTGTTCGTCTTTAGAAATCTCAATAAGAGTCTCCATACTACGAGCAATTGCATCTAATGGATCTTCTTGTCGTAAATATTCTACGATAAATCTAGTATAGTTCTTATCACTAATCCAACTATCAATTCTAATTTGATTCTTAAGCAACCAGTCTGCATAACGATTGATATTAATACATCTAACGTTAACACAATAATGACCGAACTTAACAAAGGCTAGATAGTAAGAACTTTTAGTAAAGTCTAAGTATGTTTTTTGTTTCTTGCTGGAAGTGTTTTGAGCATAAAAGTTTAACCATGCATTAAATCCAATACGGTTACCTTTGAGATTTTTATCTCCCCATCTGCGTTTGTACTCACAAATGTGTTTGTCGATTGTACTTTCTTTTGCAAAAGATCGACCACAAAAGTCGCAACCAAACTTTTTAGTTGCCGAGTTCTTTTTCGTATTCTTCGATTTCATTATCTGTAACGAGTTCACTAAGTAATTCTACCTCATCAAATTTTAATTCTGGGAACTTATCTGCAAGATACAT